AACCAGCACTCCGAGGTCTACACCACCGAATCCTCGGACCGCGCGTTCGAAGAAGAGGTGATGCTCGGTGGGGTTGGTGCAGCACCGACCAAGTCGGAAGGTTCTGCGATCTCGTTCGACGACGCGAACGAGGCGTACACCGCCCGATACAGCCACGAGACCGCCGCACTGGCCTTCTCGATCACCGAGGAAGCCGTCGAGGACAACTTGTACGACCGCCTCGGCAGTCGCTACACGAAGGCCCTCGCACGTTCGATGGCGCACACCAAGCAGGTCAAGGCGGCCGCTATCCTGAACAACGCGTTCACGGCTGGCGCCTCCGCAGGCGGTGACGGTAAGGCTCTGGCCGCAACCGATCACCCGCTCCTGTCTGGCGGCACGTTCTCGAATCGCCCGACCACCGCGTCGGACCTGAACGAAACCTCGCTGGAAGATGCCCTCATCTCCGTCGCGGGCTTCGTTGACGAGCGTGGTCTCAAGGTCGCACTGCGCGGCACGAAGCTCATCATCCCGCGTCAGCTGCAGTTTGTCGCTGAGCGCCTGATGGTTTCGAATCTCCGCGTTGGCACCGCCGACAACGATGTGAACGCACTCAAGTCCATGGGCATGCTGCCCGAGGGCTACGCAGTGAACGACTTCCTCACGGACCCGGATGCGTGGTTTGTGAAGACGGACGCCCCCCGCGGGTTCGTTCACTTCGAGCGCGTTCGCATGACGACCGGCATGGAGAACGACTTCGACACCGGGAACATGCGCTTCAAGGCGCGTGAGCGTTACAGCTTCGGGTTCTCGGACCCCCGCTGTGTGTTTGCGTCCCCTGGCGCCGACTGATCAGCCCAGTACCTCTGGGTTACGGGTGAGGGGCGGCTTCGGTCGCCCCTTTCTTTTTTCCCCGATCCCTTGTATGATAAGACATCCCTGACAGCGACCCTCGCTGACACTTGCCACGACAGGAGATTGACATGGCAAACACGACATTCACCGGCCCCGTTCGCTCTGAGAACGGTTTTCAGACTGTCACCAAAAATGCGACCACCGGCGCGGTCACCGTTGGCACGACCGTTGGTTCCGACGTCACCGTCGGCAACGACCTCACCGTGACGGGGGACCTTGACGCGCAAGGCACGGCCAACGTCATCGTGATCCCGACTTCCGATCCGGGCGTTGCGGGCGCAATCTGGAACGACGGCGGCACGCTCTCCGTTTCGGCAGGCTGAGGAGGGCTGACGCATGTCGCGCTCCGACATCAAAAGTAAGCGCCTGACAGGTACTGGCGCTGTCGGAGTGGGCCGCGCCCGCATCCGTCAGTTGCAGGTACTTGTCTCGAACGTGGGCGCTGGGCGGCTCACCATCACCGACGGCGACGGCGGCACGACGATCCTCGACTTGGATTTCAAGTCCGACGACACGCACTCGGTCAACATACCTTCGGATGGAGTTCTCTCCGCACAAGACCCGTACATCTCCGCGGCAACGAACGTCACTGCTCTGACAGTCTTCTACAGCTGAGGGCGCTATGGCGTACGAGATCCGCTCCATATCGCAAGTCGGAACCTCGGAGCCGTTTGAGCTTCAGGTGGCCCGGGGCCAGATCCCAGGCCACCGTTTCGTCCATCGCGTGGCCGCGGTGCCTTCGATGTCTGTCAGCACGATGGGCACCGTCTGGGACGTAGACGACACCCTCTACCCGTGGTCGGCGTGGGAGGTCCCCGGAACACTGTCCGTTGCCCGTGCGAACGCTGGTGACGCGGACAAGAAAGTCATCCTCTCCGGCCTCGACCTTCTGTTCGATGAGATCACCGAGACGGTGACTCTAGCCGCTGCGACGGGCAACACGACCACCCAAAGCTTTTCCCGGATCCACTCCGCCCGGATGAACGGCACGTCCGCGAACCTGGGCGCGGTGACCATCACCCGCGGCGCGACGACCGTCGCCCAGATAAACGCCACGATGGGGCAGTCACTCATGGGCGTTTACACGGTCCCTGCGGGGTACACGGGGCACCTCACACAGGGGGCCATGACGATCAGGGCAGGAGGGGATGCCACTGGGTTCTTCGAGTACCGCGTTCCAGGAGACCGCTTCGTCATCGGTCACACCTTTGAGGTTGCGAGCTCCGACTACCACTACGGCTTTGCCTGTCCCCTAGCTTTGCCCGAAAAGTCTGACATCGATGTTCGCGCAGATGTCCGCACAAACAACTCTCGGGTCACGGCGACGTATGACTTGCTCCTCATCAGGAACGGAGGACCGCTCTGATGGCACGGAAGCCAAAGACCCCGGCCTCTAAGAAGTACGCCGACGGCACGACGTACAAGGACAGCGAGGGACGGACCCGCCGCCGGGTTTCGAGCCCCGGCACAAAACGAGGCGACGCGTATTGTGCTCGCACCGTCTCTCAGAAACGCACCCCCAAGGTGAAAGTTCGCCGGAAGGCGTGGGGATGCAAAGGCAAAAAGAGTGTGGGATAATGTCATGGGAAACGTCATCATAAGCCCGGAAGAGCTAGAAGCCATGTTGGACCGGTCCGCGAAGCGCGGTTCGAGGGCCGCGCTTGAAGAGCTCGGTCTTCACGACGAGACCGCGGCGAAAGACATCGAGGACATCCGCGAGCTTTTGGCTTCATGGCGGGAAACGCGGAAGGCGATCTGGTCGACGGTGGTCAAGATAGCTACGGCCGGTGTATTGACGTTCATCGCGGGGGCAGTCTGGCTGTCGATTCGCAGCAACATTTCGGGACAATGACCATGAACCGTGGTAGCATGGCCAAGCAGGTAACGGAGGCTCCGATGAAAAAGCGCAAAGGCTACATGAAGGGTGGCTCGGTCAAAACCGGGTACAAGAATGGTGGTACCGTTAAGGGCTACCGCAAGGGTGGCTCGGTCGACCAGACCCAATGCAGCCCCCGCAAGCGTATGGCCATGGGTGAGCGCGATGGCTGAGCGCCGCGGGCTGTACGCCAACATCCACGCCAAGAGACGACGGATTGCCGAGGGCTCTGGGGAGCGAATGCGTGAGCCTGGTTCCAAGGGCGCCCCGACTGACGACGCGTTTCGCGAGTCAGACAAAACGGCGCGGAAAGGTTACCGCAACGGCGGCTGTGTCATGGCTGGCCGGGGCCCGAAGTATAAAGGCAGCATGTGATGGCGACTTCTGGTTCGCGGGACTTCAACCTCAATGTGGCTGACATCATTGAGGAAGCGTATGAGCGGTGCGGGCTTGAGTCTCGCACCGGCTACGATTTGCGCACGGCGCGCCGCTCCCTGAACCTGATGTTCGCGGACTGGGCCAGCCGTGGCCTGAACCTGTGGACGGTCACCGAGGCTACGCAGGCTTTGACGGCGGGCACCAGCACGTACACGCTGGACGCTGATGCTGTCGACATACTCGACATGTCCCTGCGCCGGGACGGCACAGACTACGAGCTCAACCGGATCAGCCGAGGAGAGTACCTGAACTTCCCTGACAAGACGTCCACCGGGAGGCCGAGCCAGTTTTTCCTTGACCGTCAGATCCAGCCCAAGATTATTCTGTGGCAGACCCCCGACAGTTCGTCTGACACGCTGGTCTATTACTATGTGAGGCGGATCGAGGACGTCGACAGCATGACGAACGACGCCGCGGTGCCGTTCCGGTTCCTGCCGTGCGTTGTCTCCGGTCTGGCTTACCTCCTAGCGGTGAAGCGCGCGCCAGATCGCATCCAGCTTCTCAAGGCCCTGTACGATGAAGACTTCCTTAGGGCCTCGACGGAAGACGTGGACCGAGTGCCGCTGCGCTTGGTGCCGGGATCGAGGTGACACATGGCTTTTGCATCAGGCAAAAACTCGTGGGGGATTTCTGACCGGTCCGGGTTCCGCTACCGCCTCCGCGACATGAAGAAAGAGTGGACGGGGGCGCTTGTGGGCAAAGACGAGTTTGAGCCAAAGCACCCACAGCTGAACCCCCGCAAGCATCGAGCGGATCCGCAGGCTCTGCGCAACCCGCGCCCCGACCGGGTCGAGCCTGTTGTCGTCTACGTTGGCGTCTGGACGCCGGAGACGTGGAAAGACTATTCCGTCGTCAGCTTTGGGAAGGCTGGCCAGCTGGAGGTGAACACCCCATGACCATGACCTACGGTGAGCTCAAGACGGCGGTACAGGATTTTGTGCAGTCGGCTGAAACGAGCTTCGTGAACAACCTGCCGTTGTTCATCCGCCTTGCTGAAGAGCGGATCATGAAGAACGTGCGCCTGAATCTGTTCCTGAAGAACGCCACCTCGGCAATGACGTCGGGCAACAAGTACCTGGCCACGCCGACGGACTTTTTGGCTCCCGTTTCCCTGAGCCTCACCATCGGCGGAGAGCAGACGTTCCTCCTGCTCAAAAACGCTGATTTCGTGCAGGAGTATATTCGGGACAGCGAGAGCGGGCAGCCCGCATACTTTGGTCAGTATGATGTCGGCAACCTAATCGTCTCCCCGATCCCAGACAGCGCGTACGCCGTCGAGATGCACTACCTGTACCGGCCCGCCAGCCTGACGGCCGGAGCTGATAGCGGCACGACATGGTTGAGCGAGAACGCCGAGGTCGCGCTTCTTTACGGGACTCTCGTAGAAGCGTATACTTATCTAAAGGGTGATCAGGACCTCATGGTTCTGT